GTAAGTGATGAAAGTAACAGATGCGGAAATTCTGAAAGCTATTTGGCGCGAACAAATCAAGAAAACAGCGCATGGGGTAATTGATAATTACATCGGCGGAACCAAGTCGGTTTCTTATGGCCAATTCCGCCAGGGGTATGCGCAAAACCTCTACATGATAAGTCGTCAGCAGCTGGGCCTGCCGCTGAGTAAAGGTCATCTGGGTCGACGCCTGAAGGCTTTGATCAGTTCCGGTGGTCCATTGCAGTGGGATGGCAGGGAAGGTAATGCATACCACTTCAAGTGCAAGGCCAGTGATGATGTGTATGCCGCCGCCCGTGAGTGGTGGGCAGGTAAGGGCGTGCCGACAGGGTTTGATGAAGAGAACAAACGCACACGTACGGCCCTCGTCGACGACTTCGACGGCAAGGTCGCGCAGCTTCAGCAGGACCTGCTGTCCAAGTTCGGGAGCATGCAGCCATGATGGATACGACTGAGCTGAAGAAGGCCGCAGAGGCTGCAACACAAGGCGATTGGCACCACTATAAACATGGCGTCATCAAGGGCGGCCCGGTCGTCCAGTTCGTCAATGGCTTCGAGAGGGATTGCGCATGTCTTCAGGCGTAACCGCAAGGAAGCCCAAGGCGATCGCCCTGCCGGTGCCGACGGAGCATGTCGAACAGGTGAAAGTTGTGACGTGGTTTCGCCTGCAATACCCAGCGATCAAGGAGTTGCTGATTGCGATCCCGAATGGCGCACATCTGGCCGGGACGCCGATCCAGCGAGCCAAGAAGATTCAGCGCATGAAGGCCGAAGGGTTCACCACTGGGGTGGCGGACCTGTTCCTGATGAAGCCGTCTTTCGGGTATTCCGGCCTATGGATCGAAATGAAGCGACTCAAGTATTCGCCATCCGACGTGAGCGACGACCAGAAGGCGTTCCAGGTGAGAGCGCTGGATAACGGGTATCAGGCAGTGGTGTGCGGCGGCTTCGAGGCTGCGCGGGAAGCGATCAAGGCATATTTGCAGGGGGTGGTATGAGCAAGTGGGTGGCGCGGGTCCGCTGCAAATGCGGTCATGCATATTCAGGGGAAATATTCAGTGCATCTGACTTTCGGATAATCCAAGTATGCCCAACCTGCGGGAGCAAGGAGGAATGGCGCGACACGGTAGAGCGCTGGGTATCAACCTCGAGGTGGAATAGTCCGCGCACATGGGGTACTGGCTATTGGGAGGTTAAGGCATGAAATATCTAAACATCGTCACAGCAGTGGTCCGGGCACTATCGACCGACAACATGGGCGGCGGCATGAGCTTCGAGCCTCGGGTGCAGGATACGAAACTGAAGGGCGAGATCACCGGGAAGGATGACCAGCTGCTGCACGACAGTATGATCCGGGCTCGCCTGCATGCCACACTGGCCCCGGAGCACTGGGAGATCCTGAAGGCCAAGTTCAGCCCAGACCTGGACCACAAGCGCGAATCCATCCGGGCGGTGCGTACCAGGGTGAAGACTCCGGCTCCGGAACGGTTCCGTGATGCCGCGGTGCTGACCTGGGCGATGCCGAAGCTGCCAGGCAAGGACGGGAAGCGGTCGAACTCTACGCTGCCGGATCATTGGTATTCGATGGACTCATGGACTGATGATCCGGTGCCGGTCAGAACTCAGCAGCACTGGAGACGACAAATCACCAAGGGGCTGGAGGATGAAGTGAACAAGGCGCTGGCCATCGCTCAGGAGGCTCTGGAGCCGCTGGGTCTGTTCGCGGAGCGGGTGGCATGAAATTATTTCTGATGGCCTATTGTCATTCCTTGCGCACTTGCGTATATTTTCCCCATCCTGTCGTTTCTGCGTTCAGGGCTTGAATATATAGAGTCCTTAATCAGGGACTTCAACAAAGCAGTAATCAGCGGCCAGAGTTGCCCGACTAGTTCCCTCCTTCGAGTCGGGGTATCTGGATACGGTTTAGCCGGTTCGTACCGTAACATCGCAAAACACCGGCAGCCTGCGAGCCCTACAAACGCTTACTCTGGGGGTTGTGCAGGCGGACTGATGGAAAGACATCAGGAATCAACCAACGCCAAGTGGCCGCAGACGCGGCAATCCTTTTTCCCGAAACAAACAACCTGAGAGGGATGTCACATGCGACGACTCACCACGTACCTCGGGCTTGCGTTCGCCGCATGCCTCGCCTGCTTCTCGATGACCGCAATGGCCGAGCCACTGCGAACCTTCGCGCACTACATGGTTGCAATGGATGAGCCGCAAGGCGTCTCCATGAAGCGACTGGAGCTGACTCTCGCCCAATGGCGAACGGGAAGCGAAGGCGATGACAAAGCTTTGAGTGCCAATCTGCGCGCATCCAGCAATCACTTCGTGATGACCTCGACCAAGCCTGAAGCTACCGGCGTCGGTGCTGGCATTGGCATTGATGAGGTCCGAATGGACTGCTGAAGCAACTCTGAAGAAATGAAAAAAGCCCGTACATGCTGCGGGCTTTTTTGTACCTCCGAGGAAAGCCGCTACCCAAGTGGACGCTTTCCCGGATGTATCTGATCCAATCATTTCGACACCCGCGCAACCGTCCTTGCCCCGAGCGGACGCGATATGCGCGGAGTGCCGGACCTATTTCCGCTCCGCTCATGGGGCATTCACCGGATGCTCAATCATGCCAGACAGACCTGAGAGCTGGGCCAAGTTCTGGGATGCGTTGACCAATCCGCTCATCCAAGGCGCGATCATGGCGATTCTCATTTCCTTCCTTCGCGTCCTGTACGACTCCAAAGAAACCAACAAGTGTCGGATCTTCTCCGAGGCGATGATCTGCGGCGGCCTGAGTTTATCGGCCAGCAGCATTATCTCGTGGATGGCCTGGCCGGAGAATCTGTCGGTCGCTGCCGGTGGGGCCATTGGCTTCCTCGGCGTGACCGCGATCCGCGAGATTCTGGTCAAGTTCCTTGGCAGAAAGGCGGACACCCTATGAGAGCCTTCGTAGTCGCCGCCATCATCGCCCTGGTGGCCTGCCTACTCATCGGTATCCAGCAGTATCGCGTCGTCCTCCTGCGCGGTGAGATGCAGATCGAAACCAAGAGCAAGGAAGACGCCATCGCGGCGAACGCTGAAAGCCAGGCGACGATCACCACCCTGCAAGCCGAAGCCAAACGCAACGCGGCCTACAGCGCCGACCTGGCCAAACGCATCAAGGCCAGCGAAGACAAAGCCAAAAAGGCGAGGAAAGACTTTGAAGAACTCAAGCGCAACAGCAAGCCTGTTCGTGATTGGGCTGCTCAGCCTCTGCCTGACGGCCTGCGCACCAAACCCAGTGGTGACCAAGGCCAGCGCAATACGAATTGAAGCGCCCGAGCTGATCCCTTGCGAACGGATAGGTGATGACACCGACCTGACCGACAACGGCTCACTGTGGGATCTGAAAGACCAAGCCATCAAGCTGCTCGATACCTGCGCCGACCAAGTGGACGCCCAGATCTTGCGCAGCCAGAGCAAGTGAGGACCGCACCATGCAACTGATCGACAACGCAAGCGGTTGGCACAAGCTCTGGTCTGTGCGCGTAGCTCTGGCCGGTTCGGTCCTGAATGCCATGGTCATTGGCTGGACCGTCTTCCAAGGCTCGGTAAACCCGTTGCTCTACGCCGCCATCAACATGGGACTTGGTGTCTGCGTGGCGGTGGTGCGTGTGCTGCCTCAGGGCAAGCCTGATGACAGTGCACAGTGAGCCAACCTGCTGACCAATTATCCCGCGCAACGAAATCAATCAAGCGTGAAACGTAGCGCGGAATAGGAAAGAATATGGCCGAGTCAAAACCGCGAATTCAAGTCCAAGATGGAAAGATTGTCTCGACTGATAGCCTGTCCAACCTGGTCGCCAACATCGGAACCGGTCGCGACAAGCGCACGCACAACAGCTTCGGTTATGAATACGTCAACCAGATGGAGCTGGAAGCGGCCTATCAGTCCAACTGGATCGCCCGTCGCATCGTCGACAAGCCGAACGAAGACGCGCTGCGTGAATGGCGCACCTTCAACGGCAAGCAGGCCAAGCTGATCGAAACCGAAGAGCGCCGCCTCGGTGTGCAGCAACACTACCTCGACACCTGCTGCTGGGCCGACCTGTACGGTGGCGCGGCATTGCTGATGGTGACTGACCAGGATCTGGGCAAGCAGCTTGACCTGAAGAAGATCAAGAAGGGCAGCCTGAAGAACCTGGTGGTCCTCGATCGCTGGGACATCCAGCCGACCGACTTCAACCTGACCGACCCGCTCCAGCCGAACTGGATGCAGCCGAACTACTACATGATGGTCAACGGCACGCAGCCGATCCACTACAGCCACATCATCCGCCGCACCGGGGCTCGCCTGCCTCGGCGCATGCGCATGTTCGAACAGGGCTGGGGTGACAGTCGCCTACGCCGCTGCATGTCTGACCTGCGCGACGTGGTGGCCACCAAGGGCGGTATTGCCTCTCTGGTGCTGGAAGCCAACGTCGACACAATCGGCGTCAAGGGCCTGCAAGCGGCCCTGGCCAGTGCGCAGAGCAATCAGGTCACCGAGCGTTACCGCCTGTTCGGCATGCTCAAGTCGATCGTGAACCTCGGCCTGCTCGATCAGGATAACGAGAAATACGAACGCAACAGCATCAGCTTCAGCGGCCTCAGTCAGATCATGGAGCAGTTCATGGTGTGGACGGCGGGCGCTGCTGAAATGCCGGTTACCGAGTTGTGGGGCCAATCGGCTGCTGGGCTCAGTGCTACCGGTGAAGGCGACCGCAAGACCTACGAGGGCACGATCAAGGGCAAGCAGGACGGCCAGATGCGTCTGGACCTCGAACTGCTGGACCAAGTATTGATCCGCTCGGCGCTGGGCACTTACCCGGAAGGCATTGAGTTCGAGTGGAATCCGCTGTCGCTGCCAACCGGTGTCGAGCAGGCCCAGGAAGGTCTGGCCGATGCGCAGGCTGATGGTATCTACCTCGAAACCGGGGTGATTCGCCCAAGCCATGCCATGCGCCGCGCTCAAGCGAAAGGCACCTACGCCATCACCGACGAGCAGATCGCCGCCCAAGAGGCACTGGAGAAGGATCAGGACAATGCAGCCTTCGACAAAGACGACGGCGCCGACCTCCCCGGTTTCTCCCTCGGCGGCCCTGACGGCGATAAACCAGACGCTCCTGGCAAAACGAAAGAAGAAGCCGCGGGCGCCTAAGCCGGTGATGCCCAGCAAGGAGGCTGAGCTGTACTACCACCGGCAGCTGCGGTCACTGGTGCAGGCGATGGCTTCCGAGCTGGCTGCCTCCATCGTGCCCGAGCTGAAGCGGCTGAAGCCTGACTACATCGCCGATGCAATGGTGACACTGGACGGCTGGACGGATCAGATCCTTGCCGCCATCCGCCGCGTGTCGCAGCGCTATACCTCGACCCTGTTCGACGTGCAGGCAGCCCGCGTGGCAGCTGGCACCATCAGTCGCGCCGAGGCCGACAACGCCGAAGATTTCCGCGACTCGATCAACAAGGCCGTGGGCATCGACTTCCAGCTGATTACCAAGCCCAAGGGCATGGTCGACTATCTGGAGGCCTCGACCGCCGAGAACGTCAACCTGATCAAGTCGATCCCGGCTGACTACTTCAAGCAGGTCGAGACGATCGTACTGGGCGGCATGAAGAGCGGTCTTGCCCCTACGGCCATCGCCAAGCAGATTCAGGAAGAGACGGGTGTCACCGCGCGAAGGGCCAAGCTGATTGCCCGCGACCAGGTGTCGAAGCTCAACTCCGACCTGACCCGCCAGCGCCAGACGGCAGCCGGGATCGAGTTCTATCAGGCCAAGGATGCAGGCGACGTGCGTGTATCGGGCAACCCGGCCGGCAAGTATCCGAACGCCAAGATCAGCTGCTGGGATATCGCCCGCCAAGACATCGGTTACGGCCCTGGCGTGTACAAGGTCGCTGACGGTGCTAGCTGGAAAGGCGAAACCGGCCTCCATCCCGGGAAGCATCACGTGCTTTGCCGCTGCGTTGGAATCGCCATGATCCCCGGCGTGAACTACTTCCCCGACAAGGGCTGACCATGAAAAGAATGACCATCGACGAGGCCTTCAAGCCTACGTCGCGAACACTCACGCCCGAGGGATTCCTCTGCGTGAAAGGGGTTGCAGCGCGCACCGGGGTTTATCAGTACCTGTCGAGCGAGCTGGACCTCGACGGCCCCGAGCGGATCGTCAACGTCTACCGACCGCCCGCCCAGGTGTTCGACCCCGAGTCGATGGCGACCTTCGCCGACAAGGATGTGACCAACGACCACCCGGACGATCTGGTCGACTCAACCACCTTCAAGGAGGTGTCAGTCGGCCATGTGCGCGGCGTCGAGCAGGACGGCGACAACCTGGTGGTGGACCTGATCATCAAGGACCAGACGGCCATCGACGACATCGACTCCGGCAAGGCCGAACTCTCCCCCGGCTACCTGGCCGAGTACGTCGAAGCCCCCGGCATCGCCCCCGACGGCACCGCCTACGAATACGAGCAGCGTGACATCCAGATCAACCACGTCGCCGTTGTAGAAGCAGCGCGAGGCGGCAAGGTCGCCCGCATTTTTGACCACAAACCGAAAGGTGTACCAATGGCACAACGGAAAGTCTTTTTAGACTCCAAGAAAAGCCGCTCCATCATTCTCGACGAAGAGGCAGCTTCGGTAGTCGAAGACGCCGTTGCAGCGCTTCAGAAGTTCGCGGATGAAGAGTCGGATCGCGCAGACAAGGCCGAAGCCACCAAGGACGAAGCCGAAGAGAAACTGGAAGAGGCCAAGAAGGAAACTTCTGACGCCGCGATCGGCGCCAAAGTCAAAGCCACCCTCGACACCATCGCCCTCGCCTCCAAGGTTGTGAAAGCCTTCGACGCCAAAGGCCTGGTCTCCCCGCTCGAAATCAAGCGTGCCGCCATGGCGCAGCTGAAGCCGACCCGCGACTGGGCTGGCAAGTCCGAAGCTTACGTGCTGGCTGCCTTCGACGCCGCTGCTGATGAGGCGAAGGAAACCGAGGACGAGGATGACGACGAGGACAAGTCGAAAACCAACGACAGCCTGGCGCGCTTCGCCGCAGACGCCGCCAAGCGTGGCCTGAAGCCGACCACTGACGGTTCGGACGCCTACAACACATTCCTGCGAGGTGGCAAGTAATGGGTACTGCAGTCGATACCTTTGGCCAGTACGCTGGCAAGGCCTACGAAGGTCAGGTCAATGACCTGTCGATGGCCGACATCACCACCGCCGTGGTAACGCTCGCTGTTCCGTTCGGTCGCGCCGTGGTGTCCGACACTGCGGATCGCTCGGGCAAGCTGCCTGCCGCCGGTGCCGGTTTCTTCCTCGGCGTCTCGGCCCGCAACGTGGTCGGTGTCAGTGGCACCTACCAGACCGGTCAGTCCTCGGACAATGGCAACGTGGTCGGCGGCTACCGCTCCGGTCAAGAAGCCAGCCTGGTCGCACACGGTCGCATCTGGGTCAAAACCCTGGGCGGTGCCGTCAAGGGTGCGCAGGTCTACGCCCTGCCAACCACTGGCGAGATCACCAACGCTGCGACCGCCGGCAACCACGTTCTGGCCGGCTGCACGTTCCTGACCGCCGCTGCCGCTGGTGAATTGGTGCTGGTACAGATCAAAGCCATCGCGCCTACCACCATCGCCGCATAAGGACTGACCAATGCGAACTTTTGACGCAGCTGCCCAGGCTCAACTGGGCTTCCTCATTGGTCAATTGACCTATGTCGAGCAGGAGGTATTGCGCCAGCCGTACCCCGAAATCAAATACCCGTCGATCCTGACGGTGGACACCTCGGCCCCGGATTACACCGAGTCGATCGCCTTCAAGGTGCTCGACTACAAGGGTGAGCCGGCGCCAATCGGCGACACCTCCCACGACTTCCCGTTGGCCGAGATTGCCGCCAAGATGGGTGGCGTGGACGTGGTGCAGGCTGGTCTGGGCTATGCCTACAGCCAGATCGAAGTCGGCAAGGCCATGGAAATGGCGAACGCGCAAGGCTTCGGTGGTGCAATCAACTACCTGGCCGAGAAGCCGATCGCCGTCCGTACCCTGACCGAACAGTGGTTGGATCGTGTGGCAATGGTCGGTGATGCACGCTGGCCTTCGCTGGCCACCGGTGGCCTGCTGAAGTATCCAGGTGTTCCTGTGCTGGCTACCGGCACCTTGCTCGGCGGTTCGAACAAGACCTTCGCGCAGATCTTGGCGCAAGCACCGGACACCGCTGCCAGCGACATGCTGACCCTGTTGAACAACTTCATCCTTCAGGTCTACTCGGTACAGACCAACAGCATCTTCCGCCCAACGCACATCCTGCTGCCGCTGACTCAGTACGGCCAGTTGATCACCTTCCGCATCCCGAACACTGCGGAAACCTTGATCGGCTACCTGCAGCGCGTGCTGAACGTCATCTTCGAGCCGATTCTTCAGCTCAAGGGTGCGGGTGCTGGCAGCACTGACCGGATGATGGCTTACACCAAGAACGTTCAGTTCGCCAAGTTTCACCTTCCATTGCCGTTCAATTTGAACGCACCGATCCCGTCGCACGGCGGCCTGAAGTTCGAGGCTGCTGGTGTTGTGCGCACTGCTGGTACCGAGCTGCGCGTTCCGCAAAGTCACGCGTACTGCGACGGCATCTAAGGGGGTCACATGGCTCGCAAACAAGGCAAGGCAGACGAGGCCGCTTCGGCGGACCTCATTGTCTGGACCAACGTCAGCCGGAACCCAGTAGTCCTGGATGATGGCAGCACGGTGAATCCAGGCGAAAGCACCACTCCCGAGCAGGCCGAGTTCGCTGAAGGCTCGTTCTGGGAAGAGCACGGCGTGTTGGTGTCCGGCTCGCCGGTGCTGACCGACGACGGCGCTGGCCAGATCGAAGCGCTGCGTGCCGAGATCGAAGGCCTGCGCGACCAGCTGGTCGTCGCGAGTGGCGAGAAAGATGCGCTGCTGGCTGAGATCGAAGCGCTGAAGAAACAGATCCCTCCGAAAGAGTGATCTGAGCAAAACCAAAATAGCCCCTCCTAACCCGAGGGGCTGTTTCATTCTGGAGTCTGACCCGTGGCTGAACTGACCATTGAAGTGACGCCGGCGATCATTACCGACTTCCGAGCGTTCTACGAAGAATTTTCCGACAGTGCCGCCTGGTCCGATGCTCGCATCACCAAGGCGCTGTATATCGCACGCGGCGAGCTTGATGCCTGCCGCTGGGGCGACTACAAGCCCTACTCGTTCCTGCAGCGTGGCTGGTTCGCCTTGGCAGCGCACTACCTGACCTGGAACAAGGCGACGACCGACGCCACTACGGCAGACGGCAGCGCCTCGACACCCTTCGCGCAGGCCAGCAAGTCCGTGCGTGACGAATCGGTGTCCTACGCCATCCCGGCCGCCATGGCCAACCTGACGACGTGGGAATCGGCTCTGGCCCTGACCCCCTACGGCAACGAATACCTGCACCTGCGTGATCGGGCCGGCATGGGCGCGGTCTGCGTATGATCGAGCCGACGCTCAGCCTGATCGGCAAGCAGCAGGTCGAGGAAGCGCTGAAGGATCTGGCCAAGAAGCTGGAAGGCGAAACCCGCGTGCTCGTTGGCGTGCCTGTGGGCGCTGGCTCAAACGACGGATTGACCATCGCCACCTATGCGGCGGTCAACGAATTCGGCTCGGCTGACGGCCATATCCCGGCTCGTCCGTTCCTGCGGCCCGGCGTCGAGAATGGAACTCTCTTGTATCTGAAGACTGCCGAGCTAGGCATTCCCAAGGTGCTGAGCGGCCAGATGACCATGCGAATGGTACTGGAACAGATTGGCAACATGGCCCAAGTCAGCGTCCAAACGGCCATCCACGACAAGACAGACCCGCCCAACGCCGCATCAACCATTGCTGCCAAGGGTTCATCCCATCCGCTCATCGATCACGGCAACCAAGGTGGCTTGCTGGGCGCGATCCGCTACGTCATCGACGACAACAACGAACCAATCGAAGAGGGGTTGTGATGGGCCTGAACATGCGCGGCCACGTCAGCGGCCCCTTCGTCACGCACAAGGGTGTGATCCTCAATCGCTACACATCCGAGGTCGTCGACTTCGAGCCGGCCCTGACGCTGAGCTACACCGACAGCTTCGATGCCAATGTGCAGCCGGTCAGTGACAAGGAGATTGAGTTTCTACAGATCGGCGCCGAGCGCATCAACGACGTGCGGGTGATTCACCGTAACGACGGCAAATGCATCGAGGTTTCGACCCCCGGCAAGCTGGCCGACATCCTGGTGTTCGCCGAGACGCCTGACAAGGAGCCGACCTGGTGGAAGTCCATCGCGACCGACTTCAGACCCTGGCACAACTTCTGCCGCGCCGTGGTGGCCAAGCTGGACCAGTCCGAGATTGACCGACTGGATCTGAATATTCTGGTCACTGCCATCGAGCCGGTCGCCCAAGACACCTACGACTACGCCAACACCACACTGCCCGAGGACGTAGGACATGCTTGACGACCTCGAAATGACCAAGGCCGTGTGCAGGATCGTCGTAGCGGCCACTGGACTGCCGGCGAACAAGGTCATCATTGGCGACCCCGGCACCTCCGCTCCCACAGACAGTTACTGCGCTGTGCGCCTGGACAATCCATCCCAGTACGGCCAGGCGCTCAACTCGCAGACCAACGTCGTCGCGACGGATGACCCGCAATACGAGGACATCCTCGCCAAGGTCGCCACCCAGTTCACCCTGGGCTTCAGCCTCAACTTCTACCGAGCGGGCGCCAAGCGTTACGCCGCCGCGATCTGCGAGGCGAACAAGCGCGAGCCGATTGCGGCCATCCTGCGCGCCGCCAAGCTCGGCTGGTCCCGTGTGTCACCGATCAACAACCTGACCGGCCTCTACCAGGCGGCCATGGAAGAACGCGCACAACTCACCCTGTACCTGTATGGCGAATCGATCGCCGAAGACCGCGTTCAGCGGATCTATCGCGCGGAATTCTCCGTGCAAACCGAACAATCTGGCGCCATTGCGCAAGGGGAAGTAAATGGCTTATCAGGCTGAAGAAATTATCAACATCACCACGCTGATCAACTCGGCCGGGCTGGGCACTTCCAACTTTGGCGCAGGCATGTTCTTTGCTGACTTCGATTCGTCGAGTGATGTGACCTTTGTGACTGGCACCTACCGCGACTATGGCTCCCTTTCTCAGGTGGCGGCCAACTTCAACATCGCCTCCGACCCCTACGCAGCTGCACTGGCGTGGTTCTCGGCCGTGCCGAAGCCGAAGAGCCTGCGCATCTACCTGCGCATCGAAGAAGACACTCCAGTCGATTCGCATAACGATGCGATCAACAAAGGGATCTGGTTCTACTGGTTCGATTTCGAGACTTCCATTCGCGCCGTTGACGCTGACGTGCTGGCCCTGGCCGCAGCCGCCGATGCTGCTGGCAAGTTCTTCGCCTACACCTCGAACCAGGCGACCATCCGCGATCCGGCCGTCACGACCGACATTGTGACAAAGGCCGTGACTCAGGGATCGCGCCGTATGTTCGTGGCTAGCCATGCGACCGAACTGTATGAAGGCTTCGAGATTGCCGCGGTGTTCAGTCGTGTCAACTTCGACGCAGCGAACAGCACCATCACCGGTGAATACAAGAAGCTGCCGGGCATCGACGCTGAAAGCCTGACCCCGACCGCTTACGGCGCGATGAAGTCGAAAGGCGCGGTGTTCTACACCGTCGTGGAAACCGGTGGCGAGAAGGACAGCGGCCGAATCATCAACTCGAAGACCACGTCGACCTTCGGAGAGTACATCGACGATGTATTCAACCTGGACGCCTTCGTCAACTTCATGACGGTCGCCCTGTACAACGCGCTGACTAAAGTGCCGACCAAGCTGCGGCAGACCCCGGCCGGTCAGCAAGTCCTGATCGATGCGGCTGCACAGGTCGGCGAGAAGTTCATCGGCAACGGCTACCTGGGCGAGCGCCTGTACACCGACGACCAGACCGGCGAAGAGAAGACCAGCCGCGGCTACGAGATCCTGACCAAAGCCGAAGATATTCTGTTGATCTCCGACGCCGAGCGTGCTGCCCGTGGCTCCGCTCCGATCCGCATGCGCATCTTCCGTGCAGGCGCCATCCACACCGTCGACCTGACGGCCAACGTAGAATAAGGGGCGCTGACTCATGTCTTTAGCTGATCTTTCTGTAGAAAACACCATCATCGTGATCACCGGCGTCGGCCAGATCAATGACTGGGGCAAGACCGACCCACCCTTCACCATTGAGCCGATCGACGACAAGTCGACGCTGATTCGTGGCCTGGGTGGTCGCGCCGTCAAGTTCACCCGGATCAACCCGGGCCAGCGCCTCACCCTGAACCTGCTGGCCGGCAGTCCTCAGGCCGTCGGCTTGCAGGCACTGATCAATGCAGGCACCGAAGTGTCCGGCTCCTACGCCTCGATCGCCGGCCTTGAAGGCGCGATCTTCTCGGAAGGCGTCGGCACCAAGGGTAAATCCATGGCGCGCGGCGGCCCCGGCATGAACGACGCAACCTTCATCTTTGAATTCAACGCAGGTATCGCGCAATGAGTTTGGCCGAAGCCTACATTCGCACCATTGAGCATGACGGCGTGACCTACCGCTTCGGCATGCCTTCTGCCGAGAAGCAGCGGGCCGTGCTGTTCCGCCTCGGCAAGTACGGGGTCGAGCCGATGATTCGCGGCCTGGCCCTGGCCGAGCTTGGGCAGGCATCTGAATTCATGGTTGCGGGCGGCATCGTCGGCACCATGCTCGCGCGCATGCCAGAAGACGACTTCAACTTCGTCTGCGACTCCATGCTGGGCAAGCTGTTCAAGGAAGGCTCGACCACTCCGCTGACCATGGAAGACTTCTCGGGCCGCCTGAAGACCTACTTCACGCTGGTGGTGATGGCCCTCGGCAGCGTATTCGAGGATTTTTCGCAACTCCTGACCCTCTTCCAGAAATCTACCGATTCAGCAAAGGCGGCGGATTCGAGTCAGGAGAACGCCTCAACCCAGCCGTCGACTGGGAGCTCTGGAGACCCTGCGTAGGGATTCCGGGCCTGTGCCCGCCCCTGTGCACCTACAAAGACCTTACGGACGGCACCTATTCTCTCGGCTGGGTCAAGCGGGCGAACCTGGTCATGGATGAAATGATCTACGCCCGACATCTGGCCGAGGCCAATCGCCCTAAATAGCCCTGCACTTTCGGGGCTTTTTGTTTTCAAGGAGCCGGCCTGTGAAGGTGCTCGAAAGTTTCATGATCGCCCTCGGGCTCAAGGTCGACAAAAAATCCTTCGAGTCGGGCGAGGCGGCATTCAGCGGCCTGACCAAAACTGCGCTGCAACTGGGCGCGGTACTGGCCAGCAAATTGGCCATCGACAAGGTGGTGGGCGATTTTAAAAGCGCCGGCACCGAACTGAACAACTTCAACAAACTGACCGGGCTCAGCACGCAGAACGTGCAGGCTCTCGGTCAGGCGATCAAAGCGCAGGGCGGCGATGCAGCGGCAGCCTTCTCCGACCTGAAGAAGATTCAAGACCTGATGGCCTCCCCGATCACCGGCAACACCGGCTGGTTCGGCGATGTGGCCAAGCTCGGGCTGAACCCGAACGCGATCATCGGCGCCAAGGACACCGCTGACGCGCTGGTCAACATCGCTGCTGAGTTCGAGCACATGACTCCGCTCAATCAGCGCCTGGCTGGTCAAGCGCTGGGCCTGGATGATTCGACCGTGCGGCTACTGATGCGCGGACGCGATGAGGTCGAGAAGCAACTCGACTCGCGCGGCAAGCTCGCCATCATGACGGGCAAGCAGATCGAAGACTCTGCGCGACTAACCAAGGCGACCAGCGAACTGGATCAGGTCTTCACCAGCATGGGCAACACCATCGCTGGCAAGCTTACCCCGGCCTTCACCGAAATGGCCGAAGACTTCGTGAAGTTCTACCGCAACAACAAGGATCTGATCGACTCAGGCCTTGGAAAGTTCTTTGGTGGTGTGGCCGACAACATCCAGCTAGTGGCGGCTGCGATGGCTCTCATGGGTGGCTCTGCCACGCTTAAAGGCTTGGCATCACTGAGGGCCATTATTGGCTTGGGTGGAGCAGCTGGAGTTGCTGGGTTGACCGCCGAGCAAGCTGCTGCTGTAGCCGCTGCACAGCGCGCAGCGGGTATGTCTGGCGCGGCCATTTTGCGAACTGGTGGTGTCGGTGCGGCCGCCCTGCTGTACTCCAGCAACCTCAACGAAGGCGAAGATACCGAATTGCTGAACAGCCGCCTGAAGCGCGGCGGTGGCGAAGCGGTCGGCGCGACGGTCGACTTCTTCATGAAGAAAGGCTGGACTCGCGAACAGGCAGAGGGCATTGCGGCGAATCTGGAGCAGGAAAGCGGCTTTAACGCTGGCGCCGAGGGTGATGGCGGAAATGCATACGGGTTGGCCCAGTGGCACAAAGACCGGCAGGACGATTTTGCCAAGCGGTACGGCAAGGACATCCGTAAGTCGACCGCTGCCGAGCAGCTTGAGTTTGTCAACCATGAGCTGACCAGCGGCAATGAGAAAGCTGCCGGCAATAGTCTGAGCACCGCAAACAGCGCCTATGACGCCGCCGGGATAGTTTCCAGGCAGTACGAGCGTCCAGGCCTTGACGACATGGCGAAGGATCGCGAGGCCGCCAGCCGCGGTGATCGCGCCGACGGCTATAGCGCGCAAGGCGGCAACTCCGGCCCCTCCTACACCGACAACCGCCAGTTCCACATCCACGGTGCCGACACCGACAAGGTCAAGCAGGTGCTCAACGAGCAAATGAGCGGGCTGACAGAAAAGACCATGCAGGATTTTCGGAGCCCTGAAAAATGAGCACCATGAGCATCTTTGCCAAGACTCTGCCGAAGATTGGCCCGTTGGAATTCGACGCCAAACTGGAAGGCTCGACCAACAAAAGCGTCTACCTCACCCAGTTCCCGGTCGAGTTCGGCGCCAACACGAACGACCACGCCATCCTTCTGCCGAATCGTTACCTGCTGACCGGGGCTGTGTCGAATAGCCCGCTCGGCCTGGACCTGAGCGACATCGGCATGATGGGCGTGGGTGCGGTGGCAACGGCTGTCGGTGGTGTCGGCGGGGCGGCGATCAGCGCTGTCTCGGCCTATCTGCTGTCCGGCAGCGACAAAACCCGTGCCGCCACGGCCTGGGCCTCACTGACCGCCATTCTGGAAGCGCGCGCCAAGTTCGATCTGGACACCGGCATGGAAATCATGCGCGACATGATGCTGGTTCGCCTGGATCAGCGTACCCGTCCAGAGGGCGAAGACGGCTTGATATTCATCGCCGAGTTGCAGCAGGTGCGCATCGTCAAGTCGAAGGTCGGCAAGGGTGTTACCTCGGCGGACCAGTTGATGAAGAACGATACCGTCACCACGCAAGGGGCGCCCATGGTCGATAACGGTGACACGTCGGTCGAGGTGATCCAATGAGCCGCTACAAGGTCGCCATGCAGGCCCTGCCCGCGCAGACGTTCAGCGCGCGACTGGGCAAGAATACCGTGACCATTCAGCTGCAATGGATGGCTCGGCTGGAAGTGTTCCGCGTCAACATCCTGACTTCGGCCGGGGCGATCCTGACCGCTGGACGCTTCCTGCAGCCTGGCTCCGACCTGCTCGCCGGCCTCTACCCGCCACCGAAGAACACCTATGGCTCCCTGATTCTGGAGGGCGAACAACCAACCCCGGACAACCTGGGGGTCACCAACCTGCTGGTATGGTCCGATGAGTGATGAACTGTTCCTGCGCAGCTACCGGCTGAAACTGGGTCGCGGCAGCGGATCGAAGATCTACCAGATGCGCGTGGGCGAGATCATTCCCGGCGACAACGACGGTCTGCGCATCACCTTCCAGGCCACCCACTTCGCCGGCGGCGCGTTCAGCGTGGCCGAGATCACCATCTTCAATGTGTCGCAGGGCAGCACCAACCAGATGCTCGGTGACGGCTACGAGAAGCGGTACGAGTTCATTTCGTTGGAAGCGGGTTACGCCGACCTGTTCGGTGCGGTGTTCGTCGGGCAGATCACCAACGTGCAGCGTGTACTGGAGGACGGTGGCGCCACCAAGGGTATTCGCTTCTTCTGCAAGTCGTCGGCCAAGGAGCGCGACGAGAACCTGATCAACCTGACCCTGTCACCGGAGACCGATCCGGTGCAGATCATCGAGGCCTGCGCTGAGCCATTTGGTGCAGAGATCCAGTTCTACGGCGACTTCTCTGGCCTCCAGCGGCGCTCGCGCGGCACCGTTCTGCAAGGCAGCCCCACCGCCTGCATGAACGAACTGAGTGAGACATTCCAGTTTGACTGGATGGTCGAGAACGGCGCAATCAAGATTATCAAAAGAGATTCCGCTCTGGACAATTCTGTCTACGTGATAAGCGCCAGCACCGGGATGATCGGCTCGCCCGTGGTCACGGATACCGAAGTCGGCATTCGCTACACCCTCAACCCCAAGATCAAGTTGGGCGACACCATCAAGCTGGAATCGATGGCGCCGCGCTTCGAGTTCTCCGGGGCGTTCTTCTACGACATCCCGCGCACGATTGGCGAGGGTTATTACAAGGTCAACTCACGGGTGTTTGCCGGGGATTCCCACGGCGACCAGTGGGAGGTCCAACTCAGCTGCCTGCGTCTAAGCGCAGCGGCACAGGCCGGCATTTCCGACAGGGCAACCCGATGAGTAGTGATCCGCTTGCCTCGCGTACCCAGGCCCAGTTTTCCAAAATGCTGCGCGATGCGTTCGGCGAATACCTCAAAAGCAACATGCGCACCAGCGTGCCCGGCCACGTCCTGAGCTTTGACTCGTCAAGCCAGCAGGCCGAAGTGCAGATTGGGTTGATGCTTGAGGACCGTCAAGGCAATCAGGCTGAGCGCCGGCCGATCATCTGCGTCCCTGTGCAGTTTTGGGGCGCCTCGGGCGGAACCCTTGAATGTCGCGTGGGAGCGGGCACTGAGGGCGTGTTGTTCTTCAGCCAGGAATGCATTGACTCCTGGGTCGACCAGGGCGGCGTGGCGGTCAAATCCGAGCCGCGGCGCTTCTCGATCAACGACGCCTACTTCGTCCCCGGCATTCGCTCCAAGCCTGGCGCGATCACCGACTTTGCCAACGACGGCCTTCGCCTGCGCAGCAATGACGGCTCGGCCTACTTCTGGATTCACGACGACAAGACGCTTGAGATTGGCGGGGTGTCGCTCGACGTCAAGTGTCCGGCCAATTTTGAGCAGCCGGTCAACTTTGAACTGGCCGTGACCACCGAGACGACCATCACTAATCACGGCGTGAGCATCGGCTTCGAGCACACCCACAACGGCGTGCAGTCGGGCAGCGGCAATTCTGGAGTGGTCAACCCATGACGGTACGAAAACTGGACGCTGACGGCGATCTGGCGCTGGGCAAGGAAGAATTCCTGACCGGCTACAGCGCCGAAGAGGTTGCGCAAAACGTCGTGACCCGCCTCAAGTTCTTCTTGGGTGAATGGTTCCTAAACACCACCGACGGCACCGACTGGTTCGGCAGCGTGCTCGGCAAGGGCTCGGCCCTGGCCTCCCGCGAGTCGGTGATCCGTCGCCGCATCCTGCTGACGCCTGGCTGCGCCGGCATGACCGCCTTCAGCGTGACCTCGGATGCTCTAACCCGAGAATTGACGGTCAGCGCCTCCATTGTCAGCACCTCCGGCGAAACCGCCGACATCAATTTTGTCCAGGCGATCATCTAATGGCTGAAATCACCGAACAAGGAATTACCGGGCGCTCGCTCAACGAGTACCTGAGCGATATCGAAACACGGACGCTGGCGATCGATCCTGACTGGAACATCGACGCCGACTCTCCGGACGGTCAACGCATCGGTATCGACTCCGAGCTGCTGGCCAACCTGGACGAGGCAGTAGTCGCCGTCTACCGCAGCAAAGATCCAGACAGCGCCACCGGTGAAGCCTTGCGCGATATCGGCAAGATTTCCGGCGTACCGATCCGCGAGGCGACCTACTCCATTGCACCAATCACTGTGGTCGGCGCGGCTGGAACAGCCATACCGGCGAACTCGCAAGTGCGCAGTCGCATCGACAACAGTGTCTGGCTGACCACCGCCATTATCGTCATCGGCCTCAGCGAGACGGCCACCGGTTTCGCTACCTGCGCCACTCCGGGCCGTGTGCTGGCCTCGGCCGGTGAGCTGACCGTCATCGGCACGCCCTACCCTGGCTGGGCAACGGTCACCAATGGCGAGGCGGCTGCTGGCGAAAACGCGGAAACCGATACCGATTTCCGCAAGCGCCGCAATGAATCCGTGGCTCGCGCAGGCAGCAACATGCGCGACAACATGGTGGCCAACCTCGCCAGCGTGCCTGGCGTGACCGATGTCAAGGTGTTGGAGAACAGCAGCGACGACCCGTTCGATGTCGACGGCGTTCCCTATTGCGGCATCGCCATCATCGTTAACGGTGGCAGCGATGCGGACGTGGGGCTGGCGATCTACCAGAAGCACAACCCAGGCACACCAATGCTGCCACGGTACAGCGCCAAGACTGACACCTGGATCGATCCGCAAGGGGCGAATGGCGTCAAGGTCGAAGTGACCTCACCCGTCACCGGCAACAAGGACACCGTGACCTTCCAGCGCGCCACCGGCCTGCCGATCTTCGTGCACGTCACCTACCAAAAGGAAGGCGACCTGCCGAGCGACATCGACACGCAGCTCAAGAACGCCATCGTCGCCGACTCGACCCGCCAGCTGTTCGACGGCGAAACCACCACCGGTTTCAACAAGGGCGGTTATGACATCGGCGAGAAGGTTGTGCCGGGTCGCCTGTACACGCCGGTGAACAAGGTGCTAGGTAAGTACGGCGACAGCTACGTCACCGCGCTGACCATCGGCCTTAACGCTATCAGTCAAGGCCTGACCCCGATCCAGCCGACCATCGCCCAGATCGCCACCTTTGACGCCGACAACATCGCGGTTACGGTGATCCCATGATTATGGACCACGTCGCGCGCGCCAAGTCGCGCATCATCAACAAATACCGCGACAAGCAGCGCATGATGCGCTGGCTGACCATTACGCCCGAGATTGCCAATCAGTATCTGGAAGCGCCGCTGGATACGCTCTATGGCAGCTACGACGTCGACACCGTGACCGGCGACATGCTGGACATCATCGGCATCATCGTCGGGGTGCGCCGGCCAATCCTGCGCGGTACGGCGTTCGACGTCTTCGGCTATGCGGGTAACGACAGCTACACCAACTACAACATCGCGCCCTACATCGGTGAGGGCGGCATCATTGATGCGCCGCTGAACAACGACCTGTATCGCAAGATGATCAAGGCGAAGATCGCCCGCAACATCAGCGACGGCACGGCCGACAGCATCATCCAGCTGGTGGAAATCATCATCGGCGTGAAGGTCACGGCGCTGATCTGCAACGGCGACAAGTCCTTCGACATCGGTATCGCCTCGGAACTGGACAACACCACGCTGTACCTGATCGAGAATTTCGACCTGATCCCGCGCCCGCAAGGCACGCGCATTGGCGAGATTTTCATCCTGCCGCCGAACATCACCGACATCGAATCGTCGTCGGAGCACATCTACGACTACGCCAACGTAACCCTTCCCGGAGATATAGCCTGATGGCACGACAGCCTTTTAATACGCGCTGGGCTCAGGGCGTGGAAACCGAGGACAACCTGAACAGCTTCAAGCTTCCCGGGGATGTGCGTATTTCCACCGGCTGGGAAGGTGGACAGGACAAGGATGCCCCTCCGGCCGGGCAGGAAAACTGGTGGCATAACCGGGTCGACACGGCGCTGCAGGACATCGAGCGTCAAGGGGTGATGACCTGGCACGCCCAGGCGATTTACGGCCTTGGCGCGCCCTGCTACGCCACTGACGGTTATTACTACGAGTCGCTGACCACCGCCAACACCAACAACAACCCGCTGACCAGCCCACTCTACTGGCGGCAGATCGGCCAGACGCTGTACGCGAGTTTCAGCATTGCCGAATACAAGGACGTGGCACACAACGGCGCTCCCGATAATGGCTGGCTGAAGTGCGTTGGCGCCGTCCTGCTGCGAGCGTCCTATCCGAAGCTGTTTGCCGTCATCGGCACGACCTACAACACCGGTGGCGAGCTGAGCACGCAATTCCGCCTGCCGGATTGGCGCGGTGTATTCCCTCGTTTTCTGGACGATGGTCGCGGCATCAACACCGGTCGAACCCTCAGCAACATCATCGAGCCCAGCCAGAACCTGGCACACGGCCACGGCGTGAATGACCCAAGCCACACGCACGGGTACGGCTCGGCCACGTTTGGTACGGAAATGATGGGTGGCGGCAGTAACAACTACGCCAAACCGGTCTTCGGCCAGACTAGCAACGCCACTACAGGCATCAGCATCCAGTCTGCCGGTGGCGCTGAAGCTCGCCCCTCCAACCTCGCGCAAGTTCGTTGGATTCGATACCTATGAGCCAGAAGACCGTTTACCAATACGACGCCAACGGCTGGTACGTGGGCGAAACGCTGGCCGATGCCGATCCGGTCGTGATCGGTAGTTGGCTGATCCCGGCCGGCTGCGTCGACGTCAAACCACCACTCTTTACCGCCGGCAAGATCCCCAAATGGGTCGGCTATAAGTGGAAACTCATAACCCCGCAGGTGTGAATATGGAAAGGCCGAGAAAGCGTCGTTTCACCGACAAGATGGAGGCGTTCTGCCTCGCCTACATCGAAACCAACAACGCTTCCGAGGCCTACCGTCGCACCTACAACGTCGCCAACATGGCCGAAAAGACCATGCAGCGCGAGGGCTGGAACCTGTTTCAGCGGCCGCAGGTGCAGGAGCGGCTGGCTGAGCTAAGGGAAAAGGTCATGGACAGGCATAACATCACCGTCGATACGCTGCTGGCCGAACTGGAAGAGGCACGCCAGAAGGCCATGAATGCCGAGACACCTCAAGCCTCGGCCGCCGTCTCGGCCACCATGGGCAAGGCCAAGCTGCTAGGCCTGGACAAGAAGATTGTCGAAATCACCGGCAAGAACGGCGGCGACATCAAGACCAGTTCCACCGTGACCGTGTCCGAGAAGGTCATGAACTCCATCATTGATCGCCTATGAGCGCCCTGCTCGATTGGGACTCAATGGATGACGCGGAAAAGCAGGCGGTCAAGATTATTGGCGAGCATTCGCCGCTGTCCTTCATGCGCGTCTTTTTCCAGTTGAACCAGGGCATGAAGATGCTCTGCAACTGGCACCACCGCTACATGGATCACACCGCGCTCAAGGTATTGTCGGGCGAGCTGAAGAACGTCGTGTTCAACATGCCGCCGGGCGGTACCAAGACCGAATACTGGTCGATTCACCTGCCCGCCTACGCCATGACCGTGCTCGACCGCACGCGTACGCTCAACGTCTCCTATTCGAAATCCCTGGTCGAAGAGAACTCGAACCGCATCAAGTCGATTATCACCAGCGACGAATATCAAGGCCTATGGCCGTGTGCGCTGGGCAAGGCTGATGTGGCCAACTGGGTCGTTACCGATGATCGCGGGCGCAACAAACACCAGATCTTCAGCCGCTCCACGGGCGGGCAGATCACCGGTGTGCGTGGCGGCTATATCTCCGAGGGCTTCACCGGGTTCATCAACCTGGACGACCCGGAGAAGGCCGACAGCGCGTTCAGCGCGACCATGCGGGCCAAGGCACAGCGAATCGTCACCAACACCCTGCGTAGCCGTAGGGCGTCTCCGGATACACCGGTCATCTGCACCCAGCAGCGCCTGCACACGGATGACGTGTCGGGCTTTCTGCTCAAGGGTGGCATGGGTCTGGACTTCACGCACATCAAGGTGCCGGCGTTGGTCACGCGCGAGTACATCGCCAGCCTTCCGGATGAGATCCGCGAACACGCCGAGCGGGACGTTTTTAGCAGTCCATCAATCGTCCGTGGCGGTGTCGAATACTGGTCCTACTGGCCCGCCAAGGAAACCGTTGCCGACCTGATGGCGCTGTGGGATCGCGACCCGTACACGATGGTTAGCCAGTACCAGCAGGAGCCTGTAGCCCTGAGCGGCGGCATGATCGATGCCGACTGGTTCAAGACCTATCAGCAACTGCCTTTTCTGGTTTGGCGCGGCGTTTACGTCGACACCGCGCAGAAGACCGGCGAGCAGCACGACTACTCGGTCTTCAGTCATTGCGGCCTGGGCGTCGACGGCAACCTGTACATCATCGAGATCCATCGCGGCAAGTACGACGCTGGCGACCTTGAGACGACCGCCCTGCGCCTATGGCAGCAATGGAAGACCTGGGACCAATACCGCCCGGCCGCGCTGCGCTACATGCGCGTCGAGGACAAGTCGAGCGGCACCGGCCTGATTCAGACCATCAGCAAAAAGGGTTCGATTCCGATCGAGGCGCAACCGCGCGGCCCGGCCGCCAACAAGGTCACGCGCTGCATGGACGCCGTGCCATGGCTCAAGTCGGGCCGGGTATTCGTGCCGGCGATCTACGACGATCAAGGCCGCAAGCTTGAGCACGTCAAGGATCACCGCGGCGAGATCGTCGCCTCGACGGACTGGGTGACGCCCTTCCTCACCGAAGCCTCGGCCTTCACCGCCGACGACAGCCACGACTTCGACGATCAGGTCGACACCATCTTCGACGCGGTGGCCGACATGCTGATCAGCAATAACGGCGAATTCTTCTCCGGCAACTGGCTGTAACCCTACCGACCTTCTCGGGTCGCACTCATTAAATTCGCCCCAAGGAAATACGCATGGCCAACCAGACCCAGCGGCTTGAACTCGCCACGGTTAACGCAGAACTCGGCAGCCACATTCTTTTCCGGTTCGCCAATGACGCCGTTGGCGCCGCCCTGATTCCGACCGACTCGGGCGACATCAAGAACCTGAAGCAGGTCGTCGTCGACATCCAGGCAGACGGTGCGGAAAAGATCAGCTTCGCCACCACGATCTATCCGACCACGGCGGCGGGCATTGCGGCGACCACGGATGGTGCGATCTTTCTGGTGAAGTCGTCCGATCCAGACGAGATCTATGCCGTCTACAGCAATACGGCTGGCGTGGCGGTGGACACCGGGAAGCGGGCGCTGTCAGCGACAGCCATTCAGGCGGCAATGGATGCGGCGAATGCGTCGGCTGATGCCGCCGAGTCCTCTGCCGATGACGCCGCCCTGCGTGTCGCGCCGTTCCTTGGAACCTTCGCTACTGCTCCTACTCTACGCAATGATGGCTCTGCACTGCAGATCGGAGACCGCTACTTCAATAGTGGCGACGACACTGAATACCTCTACAGGTCGGCAGGCTGGGAGCCGAGCAATGTCGACTGGGATGATCTAGCGACCGCCACTGGGCTCGTTTCCGTGTCGGCCATGCGCGCCATCAGCACCATTTTTTTCACTCGCGCCGAGACGCTGGGGTATACCAGCGCCGGGGACGGCGGCCACGGAAAGTATTATTTTATTCTTGATGCAACCCCGCCAACCGATAACGGCCTTACAGTCATCCACTCTGACGACGGTCGCGGCTATTGGGTGCTAATCCATAGCGGAACAATCGACGTTAAGCAGGCTGGCGCACGGGCAGGGATTGATTGCTCGACGGCTTTTTCCAAGGTTGCCGCCGCTGTTGTTGCGAGCAACGGCGCGATTGCGCGTGTAGTGTTCTCAGCTGTGAGCGGCGGACAATACACCGTCGGCAGCCAGGTGCTGCTCAACTGCAGCCAGGTGACTTACGAGTTCCATGCAGATGTGGTCAATACATCCACTGCATACACCACACCGCTGGTCTTTGCGCACGACATCAATGCTCAGCCGCTGGCGGCGCTGTCCAACGTAACCATTGTCGGTAACGGTTATAAATGGGACGGAAACGGCGCGGCTATTCTGGCGGTAATGGGGCTAGGGGCGGGGGTTCTGCCATCTACCTTTCCGGCACCGATGTTTAACTACATCGACAACCTCAAGATTCATGAGGTCGACTTTGCTAACGGCGTGTATGACAGCCTCAATCTAAGGCAATGCCGTAACCACAAGATCAGCAAGTGCATTTTTCGTGATGCTACGCAGTACCTGGCCAACGGCCTGAACATCACCACTAACTGGGCGACGTATATTCGTGGAGATTACCGCACCTACAGTCACGGAGTGGTTGAAGATTGCGTGGCTTACAATAACTCATCGATGGGGATGACCTATTACCACTGTAGCGGTGGTACATTCAGAGGGTGTATTGCGCATAATAATGGCCTTAACAATGGGTCCGGCGGGTCAGGAAGCGGCTTCAGCTACGAGTCACCATCGGGCTCGGTATCGATAAAATATGCAGATGGCCGATTTGAAAACTGCCACGCTAACAATAACGGAATCAATGGATACTACATCAACACGCCGGGGGTGACAGTCGATGCAGACTGCACTTCGATGGGTAACGGCGTACTAGGCCTAACCAACGATGTCAGCGGCTTGCAGATGTGCGGGGTAGTGGTTTCTGGCGCCGATCAGGTCACCGTACTCGGAATCCATACGCTCAACGCGCGTCATGGGGTTTCCTTCCTCGGCGCGACCGGCTTGCTCCCAACCTGGAACTGCGGCGGCGAGTACAGCGACAATGCCGGCTGCGGTATCGCGATCCAGAGCATTCATCGCGGCGGCATAAACCCAGGGACCAAGCTTTTCAGGAACGGTCGAACCCTTATTGGTGGGCAGAACCTACCAGCGCTCAGCGTGTCGAACTCGGCCTACAACAACATGGGCGGCTCATTCACGGCGGTTGGCCTGGAGTTTGACAGCAACGGCGCCCGAGATATCAACGTCGCGAACGTGCGCACGGTTGAGGTCGGCAACTGCAAATCTTTCAACACCAATGATGTGCGCGGTTCTACTGGCGGCACAGGGTACAACTTCGGCGCGATCACAGCGCTGTTATTGCACGATAACTTCCTGGATGTATCCGGCAATGGATGGACTACGAACGGCTATATCGTCAACAATGACGTTTCCGTTTGCTACCAGAAGAGTAACAAGTCCAATCAGGCGTCCGGAACGGTCATGACCAATAATGCCAGCACTAAGTTCGGCATTTCTAACGCCGCACGAATGACGACAAGCACTCATACAACCCTTACATCCCTTCCCGCAACCTCTTCAGCAACTCTCGCTAACGTTGCAGATTCCTTGGCTACGCTGATTGAATCACTGAAGGATGGCGTTATGCAGGGTTGACGCATCATCAACAAAATATCGCCCGCCCCAGTGCGGGCCATCTTTCCACCGGGAGAACCCTATGCCCATCACCCCGCAGCAACTGCTGCAGATCCTCCCGAGCGCCGGCCCAGTTGCCGGCGTTTTTGCGACTGCGCTGAATGAGGCGATGGCGCGCTTCAAGATTGATACGCCATTGCGTGTGGCAGCGTTCATCGCCCAAGTCGGCCATGAGTCCGGCCAGTTGCGCACGCTGGTCGAAAACCTGAACTACAGCGCTGAGGCCTTGCTCCGCACCTGGCCGAAGCGCTTCACTCCGCAGACGGCTTCCGCAGTCGCGCGCAAGCCTGAGCAGATCGCCAACATTGTCTATGCCTCGCGCATGGGTAACGGGCCTGCGGTTACTGGTGACGGCTGGAAGTATCGTGGGCGTGGACTGATCCAGGTCACTGGCTGGGTGAATTATCAGGCCTGTGGTCAGGCCCTGAGCCTCGACCTGCTGACCAGGCCTGAACTGCTGGAGCAGCCCGTCTATGCCGCCCTGTCCGCTGCATGGTTCTGGTCGAGCAATGGCCTAAATGAACTTGCGGATGCTGAGCGGTTTTCAGCAATTACTCAGCGCATCAATGGCGGCCAAAACGGCGCAGCTGATCGACTGGAGATCTATCAGCGCGCCCTGAAGGTGCTGGCATAGGGTTATTGATTCAGCTCCTTGACCTTGTCGATGGCATTATTCCATCCTTCTGCGTAGGCAACTTCATCAATGTTCGTGTTGTATAACTCAGTTTCCGGAACATGCTCGCGCTCTGGCAGCACCACCGATACCGGCGCTGGCGGTGAGGTGTACGAAAGAGATTTCAATTCATACCCTGAGCCTTCGCCGGCCCATGATGGCTTCCCGTAAAACAGTCCGGGCTTGACGCCATTACCCGAAACTTCCCAAGCTACCACTTGGCGCTCGACGACCTTCCCCGCTTCCTGAGCTAGAGCGGCGCGGAGATCAGCATAAAGCTGCGAAGGCTGCGGTTCATCGTTGGCCTTGATGCAACGCTCCAGAAGCTCCCGCTTCACCAGCAAATATTCGCTCATTTCCTCGATACTCCTTCGTCTAGGCGCAGCTCGCTACCGACGCGAATTGAGACTTCGTTGAATTTTGCTGCGACTGCCAAGCCAAGATCGATACCGAATCGAGCGGCTAGAAGGTCGGCATATGTGACGACGTCGGCCAGCTCTTTTGCCAAGGCCGCTACACGCTCATCAGTGAGGCCGTCGCGGTCGATCTTTTTCACGACGTTGCAAGCTTCGCCACACTCGCCTGCCATGGCGTTACCCCACCATGGCCCATCCTTGGATTCGAGCGGGAAGAAAGCGCCGTTGCAGCGCTCAATGTTTTTTGCTCGTAGTTCTTTGAAAGAAAGCTGCGAGCGCTTCGGACCATAGCGCATGTCTTGCTGCCGTTGCTGGTCTTGCCAGATGGCCAGGTCTTCACAGTCCGGAACATAAAACGGCTCGCAGATTAACGTACTGCCGCCCATACACTGATCGCCGTACCAGCCGCCCGCGTGACGCCCGGTAAGCTTCGCAAGTGCTGTAGAGCCGCCACCGTAACGGACGATATCACCTACTTTAGGATCGCTGAGGGTTCTCATGACTTGGCCTCTTCGGGTTTGTTGTGTGGGCATTCAGCGCAGTGACCGCCAAGGCCGCATATTCCGCCGTCTGACTTGCAGGCTTCGGGTTTGTTGAGGGCGGCGTTTATTTTCTTGCCGTGATCGCAGGCCGCATAAGCGCTCTTGCGCATCGGCTCTGATGTAAGCTGATCCTCTCGGCTCAAGGTCAGGATAATTCCAGTAAGCACGCTATAGTGACCGCATGTCTCGCGCAGCAGATTGACCAGCACCGCATTCCGCCGCTCGGCGTCCGCAAGGCGCTGCTGAAGGTCGTCGCCGTGATCAATCATGCGATCTAAGTGGCGACGGTCAATTGCGCAAGAATCCTGAAGGCCGGCCAGCTCTTCCCGCAAAGCAGCGAGCTGGTCTGTGAGCCGCTTATCTCGGTTCGCAGCATCCGCCGCAAGAACCCAAGATCCATTCGGGTCTACGGAAAGATTTCCGGAGAAGTCGCGGCTGTATCTGGTTATTAATTTCTGAACTTCACTCATTCCAAAATCTCCCTCATTCGATAATCGACCCGGTGCCGGAGTGGCTGTGGGTCACACCTGAGCAGCCATCTTTACCCGCTGCGCCTTGTCCCAGCCCATCTGCCAGCGCTCCCGCGAAAACGGCGCTGCATCCTTGTCAAACGGATTCTGCTTGGCGGACAATCCCTTCAGAAATGCCGCATACCCTTGCTCGAACGCCATCAGCTTTTGCATGGTCACCTCCTGGTGATCGTTGTGGGATTGATCGCTTATTGGCACGGCTCCCAGCCAGGAACGCTAAGTCGAACCAAAGTTCTGGCTGTATCCATAGGCACTGGCAGTGATTCGTGAATCATCGTCACGTTGCCGGCATAGGCCACTCCAGCGAGCAGGCGAACCTCGGAGAGCTGCGACAAATCCATCATCGAGCAGTCTCCACCCTCTCCTGGCATTTCATAGAACTCGCCGATCAATGCGCGGGATGCGCTGACATCTGAAGCAAGAATCAAGGCTTCCGGCGCAGAAAAGTCGCACTGCGACCAGCCTGGGCTTGGATTCTGCCATTTTCCAGCATGGCCTCCACCTCCACCATGTCGGCCTTTAGCAGCGATCCAATACCCGTCAATATGGGCGCCGGGGCGCCGGTGCGAAGCATTCGCCCTAACTACGCCTTGATCCACCATTAGATAGATTGGGCCATCAGTATCCACGCCGACAAGCATCTGGTTGACAGTTTCCTGCCAGCGAGACAAGTCCGACGGCAGGCCTGTTTCAAGCCGGAATTCGCGCATGTAGATGCGCTCCGCCAGGAACGACGGAAACTCAACCTTGCCAATTTCAGTAACGCGACTGACATTCTTGTTTGTGTAAGTCATTTCGGATCCTCGTCAATTTGTTTATCGCGAATCTTGGCTACTGTGGTCGGGCTGCACTCGGCCAATTCGGCCACCCGCTTCACCGATAGCGTCTTGTCGGTCATCAGCGCCTTCACCCGTGCGTGCAGCAGCACGTCAACCGGCCTGCCCTTGTACTTCCCGGCCTTCTTGCTTTCTGCGATCCCTTGAGCCTGTCGGGTAGCTCGCGTCTCCCAGTCATCACGCGCCATCTGCATGGCAACCTTGAGCAGCATGTCCTGCACTGCATCGAGGATGATCCGGGCCATTCCGCCGGCCTGAATGTCGGACAGGTCGACAATCCCCGGCACCACTAGCTTCGCCCCCTTCCCTTTGATCGCCGCAATGATCGCTTCTGCCTCTGGCAATGGCGCCCGCGTGATGCGATCCATCTTCTCTGCGATCACCACGTCACCCGGCTGCAAATCGGCAATCATCCGATTCAGTGCAGGCCGGTCAGCGCTGGTGCCGCTCATCTTGTCCTCGTAAATCCCCGCAATGTAATAGCCTTCATCCATCGCCTTTCCTACCAATGCCCGCTGCCGCTCAAGATCCTGTTCGGCTGTGCTGACGCGCAGGTACACCCTGGCATTCTTCATAACCTGCTCACTCGTTGTTTTGAGTAGCCAGTAAATCAGAACACATTTAGGATCGTCAATATAAATATTTGCCTATTGGAAACATTGGGCCGGGAATCGCCTCGGCTGAGGCGTACCCAAAGTGAGAGGGGCCTACAGCAACCCCGCAAAGTCTTCCAGTAGGCCATCGCGATCTTCCCGCAACCCATCCCGCTCCTTGCTCAGCGCCTCAAACTTGCGATGCACATAGCGCGCTGTCGTCTCACCCGGCAGCATGTCAGCAGGGATAGCGGCGCCTCTCAGCACGGCTTCCCATTCGTGGACGGTCAGTTGTTCGGTCATGGTGATGCTCCGTGCTTTGGCGGTTGTGGTTAGATGGCCATTTCGGCCTGTGTTTCTCGCAGCCAGATGGGAGAGCTGTTGTGTGATTCGATCCTATCTGCGATCACATTGGCACGCTGGCCTGCCGTTGGCGGAACGTACATCCCGTAGCGCTTGATGCTGCCTCCGTTGACCGTTGCATTTGTAGAGTCAGCCGAAGTCAGCGGCAGGTGCTGGAAGATCTCCGGGTTAAGCATGCGCAAACCATGCAGTCGACAGATCGGCCGTCCGTGCTCATCGCAGATTTCATTCATCGCCGCGCCTATGCGCTTCCACCATGGCTTTGTGCCTGGCGATGACCACTGGCCCGAACTACCGATTGCAACTGTCGGCCATTCAGTGGCCAGACGCTGAAGACGCTCAAGCGATTCGTGCAAATGCCAGACCGGAACGCCGCGAAACTCCTTTGGCCACTCTGCCAACAGCGCGTCATTCGCCGCCTCGTTACCGTCGATCACGTCAGGGATAAGTGCCCAATCGAAGCCTGGATGCCTATGCCACTGTTCAACCCAGCGGGTATACCCGTCGACGTCCATTGGCACGCCCTTCGTCCAGGCCGAGAACGCACCGTTATCAAAAACAAATGACTGGCAGGCCTCGGCAACGATGCCCATGTCATCCTGGCGTGGGAACGGCACTAATGCATGGCGCCCCATGAGAAAGCTGGCCTTGCAGTTGAGCGTCCCACCGACTGGCGTACCGTGGTAATGGATCATGCCGCCAGCCTTACCGTTTCAATCTCTACACCTTGGTGCGTGGCCGTTATCGTTTGATCTCCGCCCAGCGCCTCGGCCAGTCGATCAGCGATCTGCTCGTGCCATCCTTTCTTGATCAGTGCAGTGGCCGCCTTGATGTGCTCGACATGAATCATCGCCAGCGCCCTGATCTCAAGTCGATAGATGATCGCTTCTCCGTCGGACGGGCAGACAGCTGTAAAAGTGTGCCGGTAAGTATTCATGGGAATTCCTTGCCCATAGCGGGCCGCTTGATTGATTGGTTATGCCGCAGGGGATCGCAGCCCATCCCGCTCAGCCCGCACAATCGCATGGCGAATTCCTCGGCCAAGGTAGCGCTCGATCAGGTGCCAGGTGACGCCATCGGTGTGCAGCTCGTAGGCGAGCACGAGGGTTTCGCGGGTATGCTTGAATTGGGCGCCGGGCTTCATGGCTTCGTCTCGCCGGTATAGGTTCGCCACGGCATATTGCGGCCGCTGACCATGAAGCCCCAGTCGCCACGCCACTTGCTGGTGATGAACAGAGTGAATGCGCCTTCTGGCTGCACGTAGTCGATGCGGTGGTACTCGCCGAACGTCAGTGTCGCGGTATCACCCGAACGGCGGATGATTCGCACTCGTCGCGTTACCGACAGGATCGATCTGGTTCCTTGGCGAATGGCTGGCCGCTCTTCGGTGTACCCGCCGCGCAGGATGATGGTGCGCGCATTCCACGGGTGCGAGTGCAGGTCGCGGTCAGCATCCGGCCGCATGATGTGGTGAATTCGGATCGACCACGGGAACCACCAGAATTTCGCCTTGTGCGTCTCGCGGCTGTACGGGTTGAACAGCCACCAGCGGCCCATGTACATGTCGGAACCGTCGGCGGACATGATGTGCTGGTACGGGGTGCGCTGGGCTCGGGCGATGAGCCAGTTGGCGATGGCTGGGCGGGCAAGCAGCTTGGCGAGCAGGCGCCAGAAGAGATTGATCATGATTTCACCAGTTCGGCAGGGACGCGCACGGTGTCGCCCAGCTTGTTGGCGACGATGGCGCGGCAGGCAGCAATGATCGGTGTTTCTGCATGCCATGCCGCCGTTGAATCTGTCCAAGCGCATGGGTTGCAGGCTTCATCGGAGTAGATGATGCTGACGCGATACCTAGCGATAAGCGGGCCGCACTGGTGCCAGTTGAACGATGGCATCCAAGGGGATTGCAGGCCAGGACACACGTTTATGCGCAACTCCTTGCCGAGAGAATCGTCAATCACGATTTCGCAGGCCAATGCCACTGCCCAATCCAGCGCCGGGCCAATCAGTTCAGCCGTCTTCACTTCGGTCGTCTTATCCATCACTCACCCTCCTTCTGTGCCGCCCGGTACGCCCGGACGATCTTGTAAATAGCCGCCTTGCTCAACTTGAATCGCTTGGCGGCCTCGTCGGCGCTGTACGTCTGGTAGCACTCGATAATCTTGGCGTTGCGTGCTGCGTTCTTTCCCGGTTTCGGCCCGGACTTGTGAGTTTTCATTCAGTCGGCTCCTTTCTCGGGCGCCTCATAAGGAACGGCAGGCGATGCTTCGATGATGGTTTTCAGAATCGGTTTCCAGATCGACCACCAGGCTGATGCGCGCGAATCCATTTCCTGAATTTCTTCATCGCCGAACGCCCACCACTCAGTCAATGCATGGAACTGGCAACCGATCTGCATCTTGTCCGCTGTGTACGTCACCGGCCAGAGATCGCACTGCACAGACTTGACCTGCGACAGGTTGCCGAAAGCGCCCCATATCGAAGCGGCGTAGCGCAGGTCGGCGTAGCGCAGGTCGGCGTAGCTCAGGTCGGCGGAGCTCAGGCTGGCGTAGCGCAGGTCGGCGTAGCGCAGGTCGGCGGAGCTCAGGTTGGCGGAGCGCAGGCTGGCGTAGCGCAGGTCGGCGTAGCGCAGGTCGGCGGAGCGCAGGCTGGCGTAGCGCAGGTCGGCGTAGCGCAGGTCGGCGGAGCTCAGGTTGGCGGAGCTCAGGTTGGCGCGTTCGCCGCCCTCTTCATCGTTTAGCCATGCGCGGTGCTTCCGAATGATCTCGTCAAGTTGTTCAGTGGTGAAAGTTCGCATTGGTCTTACTCCATTGATTTATGTTTGGTTAAAGTGCTGCGAGGGTCCGCTCATACAGGTCATCATGCTCGGCGGACATCGGTGATTTGGTGTTCTGGCGCTCGGCGACTAGCACGCCGCCCGACAGGAAGCCGGTGACGATCGGTGCGACGGTCTTGGCCTGCGTCACCAGAAACAGGTGGCCGTCGTTGATCACGTGCAGCTGCGAGCGCGGAATCAGGTTGGCCATCATGCGCATGTTGACCAGCGGAATCAGTGGGTCGTCATTGCCGGCCAGTACCAGCGTCGGCTGCTTGATCTTGTGCAGCCAGTGCGCTGAGGTCCATGCCCAAACCGCCATGGCTTGATAGTAATAACCGCGCCCGCTGGGCGATTTCATCTTGCTGGTGTGCGCGGTGGCCAGCGACTTGTCGTAACGGAACGCGCCGCCGTAGATGTCCGGGGCGATGCGTGCACCGTGCTCGGGGTCGGTGTAGCGGCGTGGCGAGGCCATCAGGCTCAGCACCTTGAGTGATGGGGGCACCATGGCGACCCCGCAGGAGGTGGCAGCAAGGATAAGTCGTCTGCACCGGTGCGGCTGGTCATAGGCGAACTGCTGGGCCAGAAAGCCTCCCCACGACACGCCGATCACGTTGACTTGGTCATAGCCCATCACGTCCAGCATCGTGGCGACGGTCTTGGCCATGCCGCGAAAGGTGTACGGCAGCAGCGGAGCCGGCGAACCTCCGACACCGGGCACGTCGAAAGCGATGATTTCTTGGTCAGGGTCCAGCTCATTGGTGAACGGGATGACCAAGTCCAGCGATGCGCCGATGCCGTTGAACACCACCAGCGGGGTCAGGTGCGATTTACCTGGGCGAACCGCCGTCCTGATTGACAGCCCATCCACTTGAACAGTGCGGAAAACAAAAGCCTTCATTTCGTCGTGCTCCGGTTGGTCCTTATTGATGGACTCACTATGCGCTGACAATCCGGTTAGGTCAACAAACAAGTCAACGATTTATGCAAAAAGAAACCCGGCGAACCGGGCGATGTTTGTAGTCGTCAGATCGAAAGAAGATCGGTCTTACGGTAGCACTCAGCCGGAAACCCGTACTCGGCACAGCTGCACGCCTCGCCGCAGCGCTCATCGCGCGATTCAATGCGCATCAAGCCATGCTTGACGGCCATGTCTTGGATGTCGCCGCCGTCAAAGCTGCCGCCCTCGAAGGCGGCGCTGATCATTTCGTTGGCGAAGTCCTGTAACGCGTACAGACTGGCAGTTACTCGGTCGAAGTCTTCGGCGCGGACGCATTTGACACCGCGAGCATCATCCGAAAAGAATTTCTGAACATCACTCATCACTGATCCCTCTGGTATTTGGCCTGTCGCATCTTGGAGCAGGCCGAGTGGTTGCCGGATGCGCGGACCTTTCCGCACACGTCACAGCAGTTTGATATGGCAAGGCGCGGCATGGGTGGGCGCTGGTTGCGGCGCCTGCGTGGGGTCATGCGACCTCCTGGTCTCCGATTTCTTTAAGCAGTCGTCGGCCAATCCAGCGAACTACGGGAACGGCTTTGCTATTTCCGATCGCCTTGTAGCGGGGGCCGTCCGGGCACTCGCTTGCTGGCTTGCCGCGCCAGGGGATGAGGGTGTAATCGTCGGCCATACCCTGTAGGCGTTCGCACTCGACTGGAGTGAGGCGGCGCACAGAGCTCGTATGCGACACAATGTTGGGGCCCAGAGCTGAGTCCGTGTTGTCGACCTGTTTGCCGTAGTTGCAGGTCAGCGTCTGGGCCACTTCTCGACATGCAACAATCGGCTGACCGCGCCCGGTGCCATCCTCGCTGCCGTCGAAACCCTCAGCCTTCAGCGTGTGGGTGATTTCTCCAGTGATGCACACAGCTACCTGGCCGCCGGCGTTTGCATGGCTGCCTGAGTGATTCATTGCCCGCAGAGTGGGTGCAATTACCCCGGCATCGGCGCCGTGATCCTTGCAGGAGAAAGCCAGCACTGCATTTTCCTGGCCGTTGTTTCTGCCCAGAGCGTGCGCTTGGTCAATGCTTACACAGGGGTCTTGCGTACCGTGTACTACAAAGGCTTCGCTTTCGAAGTCCATCCTTCCGCTGGCGCTGGCGCACGCATTGCGTGCTGGAGCCACCTCAATTGGGCCGCTGGTGTTGTTCCCCCCGAACACCAGAAGGGATTCTCTCGACTCATGGTCACCATATGGGTTGGTCGTTAAAGCTGCAGTTACGTGAGGGATGTCGTCGGTGCTGTATCCGCCGTTCTTTCGAGCGCCGCCAGTAAGGGTGCCGGCAACATCTTTCCCCTGGCCTCGGCGCGGCGCAGTATCCCGGCGCACGCCTTCGCGCTCAAAAAGTACCTCGGTGGGATCGAACCCGTCTCGAGCACTTGCGACAACGAACACACGACGGCGTCGTTGGGCCAGGCCGAAATATTGGGCGTCCAAGATCCGCCATGCGATTGTTCTTTGGGGTCCATACACACAACCAGCGTCCGGCCACCTTTTCCCTGAAGGCTGCAGTTCGCAGTCTTCCCCAGCAAGCGCGCCAAGAAAGCATCCGAAGGCGTTGCCTTTGTCGGAAAGGACGCCGGGGACGTTTTCCCAGACAACGACAGAGGCTGGCAGTCCTCGACTGGCTCGAACATAGTCATTTGCATCTGCAAGCTCCACGTATTTGATGGTGAGGGCGCCGCGGGGGTCGGCAAGTCCTTCGCGCATGCCGGCCACACTGAATGCCTGGCAGGGGGTTCCGCCGACCAGAACGTCCGGCGCCTCGATCTTCCCAGCAAGGACCATGGTCGCAAGCCGTGTCATGTCGCCCAGGTTCGGCGTTTGCGGGTAGTGGTGCGCCAGTACGGCGCTGGGGAATGGATCGATTTCAGCGAACCATGCGGCCTTCATTCCGAGCGGGTGCCAAGCTACCGTAGCAGCCTCTATTCCACTGCAAATGCTTCCGTAGGTGATCATGGGGTCATCCAGTAAAAGAGGGGTTATTGCGACAGCGGCGCTAACTGCGAATCGCTCGGATTCTTCAGCAGCTCTCGGCGCGATTCGTTCTCGAAGCGACGCGCTACGGATTCGCTGATTCGTATTTTGTGGCGCGGCGGGCGAAGGAACTCAACCAGTTCGGCGTCGGTCATGGCGTCCATCTTGAGGATGGCCAGCTGGATGACTTCGCTGATCTCTGGTGTGCTCGACCGCTCACGGATTCGATCCATTGCCGCCTCGATGCCTGGCCGTACCTTATGTCGAAGTTCCTTTTCTGCGAGCTTGCCACGCTTGGCTGCGGCCTTCTGGCTGCGCTGCTGGGTTGTCATTGCGGTCATTTCTTCTTCCTTTTCTTCGGGGTGCCACGGCCATGAGCCAGCCAGCCGGCGCCGATCACCTGGTCACCGACTTCCTTGATCAGTTCGTCCACGCGTTCATTGACGGCCGGCACCAGGTCGAACATCAGGGCGCTGGGTATCGTCATGGCGTGAACCGTCTTTTCACCGGATGGAAGGGTTAACCACACGCTGACTTCCCAGCGAATGGGCTTCGAGGGTCGCGTACCCTTCGGCAGCGTGTGCCCGCCGTTCGGGCCGATGGTGTGCAGCACTGTCATCGTCATGGGATAGCCCGCTCGGGGTGATGTTGATGTGGGATTGCCGGCGTCGTGCGGCAACCCTTGAACTGATGCGCTTCACTTCTTGAATTCGATCCCGTAGGTGGCGATCAATCGTTTCGCCTTGTGATGGCCGATACCGATGTGGTTGGCGGCGAGGGTCTTTTTAATACCGACCCCGGCCAGCGCCTTGAGTCGTTCGGCCAGCTTGGCGTCCTCGACCGGATCGATAACGCAGGAGCCACGGCTTTTCTGGTTTTTACCGGTACCGGAAACGCACTTGATGCCATTGTCCCGGCAGGTCCGGTTGATCCTGTCGAGCGACACGCCCAGACGCATGACCATCTGCGTCTTGCTCATCGTCTTGCCCATTTCGCGGACTTGCTCGACGAATGCGCGGCGATCGCGTTCTTCCTGCGAGATAAGCGGCTCGATGCGCGGCGGTTTGGGCTGGTCCTGGTACGCCTCGATTTCCTCGACCTTGCCGCCTGAGCGGAAAAATGCTGCCTGTGCGGCGGCCAGCGCTGATCTGTCGACCTGTCTGATGTCGTTGTATTGGTTCATATGGCACCCAAAAGAAAGGGCGCTCATTGGCGCCCAGTTGGTTTGATTGGTTGGTTACTTCTTCAGCGCCTTGACCAGGTACGGGTCGACGTCAGCCTGGCGCAGCAGCCATAACTTGTAATCGGCAGGGATGTCGGCGATTTTCGATCCGGCGTGCTTGCCGAAGCGGATCACAGTCGGAATTCGCGCCTCTTCTGAGATTTCCCACAACCTTTCCCAGCTTCCCACTTCCTGGCCAGGCTCAAAGATCAGACGATTGACGATCGCGATCAGCAGACGGCGGCAGTTGTGCACGTCGTCGAGTGCGGCGTGAGCGTTCTTTAGCAGCTCGCGCGCCTGGTCCCGGTAGTGCAGGTAGATCATCGCCGATTGGCTGTGCGAGTCGGCATCCGGCCAGAGCGAACGGCTCAGCGCCTGGGTGCAGATGCGTTTCACGTCAGGCTGACCGATCACGCTCCAGTCATAGTCGACGTTGTGGCCGATGATGTAGGTGGTGCCGGCGGGAAGTGCGAACTCGGTGTGCGGCGGGCAGTCGACCAGATCTTCGTCGAGGATATGTGCGGTAGCCAGGGCGCTAAGCTCAATCGGCTTGTTTGGCTTGTAGCGCTGAAGGAATTGCTCAGCGACCGTCAGCGTCTGGATGCTTTCCAGTCGAAGCCATGCCGCCTCAGTTGGCTGCGGCTCTTTCAGGCCGGTTGTTTCGAAATCGAGAATAATTGCTGTCATGTAGGTCATCCGTTTTCAGGTGTGGTGGGTTGCCGGCAGCTGGGGCGCTGCCGGGTATTGCTCGGGGCGGATTATCGATCAATCAAATGGAATGTCATCGAAGTCCGGCGCGTCGTCCATTGGGCCGGTCTGGTAGTTCGTCGACTGGACCTGTTGGTTGCGCAGCTTGCGTACCGGGTTCTTCGCAATGAACGCCATAAAGCCGCCGAGCGACGAAGGCTTGGTCTGTTTGGACAGGATTTCAGCGGCCATCAGTTCGGTGCTGTACTCGAACGGGGCGGCAATGATCATTCTCTCGCCGATTTCACCACTCTGCTTCTGGTATTCCTCCTGCTGGAGAACCAGGCCGAGCTTCTTTCCTTTCAGCTCAATGGCGCACTCTTTCTGCTTGGGCACCATGATCTTCTGGTCGTAGTCGTAAAGCTCGATGGTTTCCTGTTTCCAGTTCAGCGACTTTACCTTGGCGCAAGTCATCAGCGCATTGAGCTGCTTGTACCCGGCCAGGGTTTCCCCGCTGCCGTTGTGCGTGTACAGGTTGAGTGGCCCGCATTCCTGGCCGTTGTCACCGATAAACATCAGGTTCACGCTTTCGGTGCCTTTCGGGTTTTTCTCGTAGAACGCCGCAGTAACGGTGCCCATGTACTTGCCGGTTTCCGTGATGCGCTTGCCGCCAGTGTTCGCTTCTTTAGCTGCCTGGGTGTCAAGGTTGTATGCGCGTGCCATATAGTGCCTCCAAGGGCCTTAGTTTCGGTTGTGTTGGTGCTGCTGGGTTGGCTCGACCCATTAACTGTGTCGGGCGGTGACTCAGGCCTGAACAGTTAGGCCGTAAAACTCGCTTATCGCCTCATCGACCTTCGCCAGGTCATTGTCAATACTTCTGTCTTCGAACATGCCAATTGGGCTCTTGCAGCAGTCCTGGCCGTTCGTTTGCGTGCTGAACTGGTAATCGCCACTGGTGACCTCAGTCCTGAGTACGATCGTAAAGAACCCCTCAGGCACCAGCGTACTGTCGACGAGCTTGCCTACCGTTTTCATTCGGACATTCCCAAAGTCGTCGGTCTGCGTGTGGGCCAGGATGTAAACCCGGCGATGGTCTGCCAGGTCACCAGCTGCGTTGAAGATGTTCCAAGCGTTTTTGCCGATGTCGGAGAACTTCGTGTAGCCAGTTTCACTGCTCCGGGTCATCAGCTCATTGACCATCACCGCTTGGTAGTCATCGATCACGACCACATCATGGGGTGAGTTGCGCATGATCTTCTCAATCATGGCCGGGTTGTCGGTTCGGATGACGTTGCCCGCATCCTTCATGGTTGCTCGGACCTTCCAGCCTGGCGCCTTGAACGGCAATGGCTTCTTGATGCACTGGATGACCAGGGTTTTCTTCGGATCAAGGTTCCGAAGGCTCGTTGATTTACCGCTGCCAGAGTTGCCTAAAATCAGAGTCGCGATGCTCATTTGTCTGCCTCAGATTGGTTGCCTATCCCATTCCCGCTCAATGCGGGCGGCTTCGTCTTCATATTCCCGGCGCTGCTCACCCGTGAACTGCTCGGGCGAGAAGGCGCCGACCGTGGCCCAGTCGAGCTGGGCGGTCATGCGTGGCGAGTTCATGCTGAGCCTCAGTAGGCGATGGTCACGCCGGGGATGACGCGGCTTGCGATCAGAACGACTGCCTGCTTTGCACAGGCCTCAGTCATACCGCCCTTGATGAATGCCTCCATGGCCTCCCGGTTGATCTTGCCCCGGTGGGCTTTGTCGGCTTCGCGCAGGTTCTGCTGGCGAATGATTTCGTCGGCTGCGGCCTGTTGGCGGTCCACTTCATCCTGTTTGGCCTTCTCAACTGCCGCTTTCTGGCTTTCGATAGCGGCCAGTCGGTCGCGCTCGGCCTTCTGCTCTGCCTCTACCTTTTCGCGCTTTGCCAGTTCGGCTTTTCGCTCGGATTCGGCGGCGACCAGCTTCAGGTCGTTCTCGCGCTTCTCGGCAGCAGCTTGCTCGTCCTTGACACGCTGAGCTTCTGCATCACGTTCACGCTGAGCCTTTTCTTCAGCTTCACGGGTGGCGCGTTCGGCTGCCTCGCGGGCAATGCGGTCTTCGTGGTCCTTCTTGTCACGGTCTTCCTTCTCTTTGCGAAGGCGTGCCAGCTCCAGCTGCTCAGCTTCGTACTGCTGGCGCGTGGTCAATGCGGCGTTCAATGTTACCAGCGCTGATTCCTTGGCCAGCGCGGCGTCAACCTGGAACTCTGCCCACTTGTCCGCGATGATTACCCACTCAGCCGAAGCGATGCGGGATTCAAGTTCCGCAACCGTCAGCCCATCCAAGTCCGCGGCCAACGCTGCAATCTTGGCGATGTCGTCCTTGATGGACGCAATCCGTCGTTCTTCCGCCGCCTCCCAGTCGTCCAACGGCTTGCGAACTTCCTTCTGCCACAGCTCCAGGGTGTCCCACACGCGCTTACGCTCGGCGTCGATGCGCTTCGGCACTTCCTTCTGCTGGGCCGACAGCTCCTTGCCCACGGCATCCAGCGCCGTCTTCGACTTGGCGACCTTGTGGGCCATTGAGGCGTACAGGTCGCGACCCTTCTTGGTGGTCAGGTCCGGCAGCACCGACAGGAATTTGTCGACCTCGGCGCGGATCTGGCCCAGCCACGGGTCAAGCCCGTTCGCAGCGCTGTACACGGTCAGGGCGGTTTCTTTCGGCGGGACGGCCGCCAGTTCAGTAGTTGCAGACATGCGTGTATCTCCCGCGCCATCCGGGACCGGGGCGCTGCTTGAGTTAGTTGGGTGGAGGGGGTTACTTGGCGGCTTTCTTGAGCGCTTGAGTCAGCATTCGGTAGTAGCGTGCGAACCGCTCCGGCTGTTCATCCTCGAATCGCCAGCCAGGATCTCGGCACCAACCACATTCTTCCTCTGAGCAATCGTGCGCAGGTTCGTCCCGGATATGCTTCTTGATGATCGCCCGTGCCTCGGCATTGATCGCTGCGGGCTTCGTGAGGAATCGCCGTCGAGCTGTAGGAGCGAAGTAGACCTTCGCCTGCTGGGTGGCAATCATGGTCAGTCTCCCCAATATGACCAG